CCGATCCAGCGGTTGGACTCGCGCCCCCCACTGGGGTCGCCTGTTCTTCGCCACAGGTAACCCCTGCGGCGCCGCCAATGGGTGTCCAGATACCACCACCGCCGCCTGCTGCGACGGTGAAGAAAGAGTTGCCGAAATATCGCGTACCACCTCTCCCAACACGCCACGTTATGCTGTGCGCGAGTGAACAATTCCGCTCGCCCCTTAACGCTGTGTGGAACGGGGATACGTGGGCCGCACACGACGCTGCTCTAATTACCCTCCGCACCATCGTCACCGACTTCGAGCATGACGAGGGCGAGGGTCAATCTTGGACCCTCTGTTTCCTTCCAGCAACTACACTAGATGGAGACTCTTACGCCGCCCCACGTGTCGGCGTTTGGTTGTTCACGTCGCTATTAGCGTGGGCCATCAAGGTCGCAACCACTATGCGCGTCCCGGAAAACGAGGACGCGTTTCGTGTAGCGACCCACGACTTGATTCAATCCATGAACGCCAACGCGAGCCGCAGGTTCGCGTTTCATGGCGCCGCTACATGGGGGCACCAAGTCGAATTCTGCGCTACCGCAGCACTCTTGCATACTGCGTATGACAAGAAATACACCCGATACGTCGCGGGTGCGATGGGCAAAGTTTTGTCCTACGACGTCGTCCCAACGCTTGCTCAGGTCGCATATCGAGCAGCTGTCGACACGGTACTTGCGCCCGTGAAGTTGATCGCCCCACGCCTCGCATACCGCGGGTTTTCGTGGGCATGCGGGCTCATGACCCAACTTCGCTCCAACGTATCCACCGCCATGGAGGCCGTACACCCATTGCAACGCGACCCGTTGCTGGGTTCGCATGCGCACAAGTCGCCTCCTAAGTTGGACGATCTCGTCTTCCTGGAACGAGTCCCCGACGTTCCACTGACCACGACCGGCGTCGACCCCGCCTTCTATCTTGACTGGCCGGAGTCCGCCCCCCCCGGCTGGAGCGTGGAACTCAAGCCCTCGTGCGCGATAGTCACCAGCTCACCGTCCAACACGAGCCCGAACGTGTTGCTCCGTACAAGCCCCACTGCTCCACCTAGCAGCGAACCAGATGATAGTGACTCCGACTGCAGCGTCACGCTCACCGCGTCGGCT